AAATAACAAGGGGAAATTACTAAAATGAAAATCACGAAAACAAGGCTTAAAGAAATCATCAAAGAAGAAATAGAGGGCTATGATGCCCACTACGATGATCCTATCGCTCCGCATAAGTCGGAGTATGCCTGGACTGAACTTGAAGGAATAATGTATACAGAGGTCGCACGTTCCCTACAACGAGGAGATAATGCCTCCGAGCTAATGAAAATAATCAAGGACGTGCTAAGCAACGAACCAACAGAAGGTAAATAAAATGACAGGCATCGGATCAGGAAGCGGAAGATTTACAGGAATTCAAATTGACGACGACGATGAGGTAAACGACGTACCAGTAGGTGCTCTCCCGCAAGATGGGTATATGGTTAATAGATCTGGCACCATTATTGGAGAAAAGCAGTTATACACGCCCCCTGCTGCGGTTACCGGAGTTGCTAATATTTTCACAGCCGATGCTTCATTAGGAAACATCTTTACCCTTACTGTTGTTGCTTCTGCGCCCACAACAACCACTATTGCCACGCCAACAAATATAAAAGCTGGCGCAACATATATGTGGGTTATAACACAAAACGGTGCAGGAGACGGAGAACTAGGCTTTTCAGCAGATTTTAAGTTTCCAGGCGGCACACTTCACGGTCTAACTCAATCAAGCGGAGCAGTTGATGTTATCACTGCGATAGCAGTAAGTGCAACCGAGTTGCTTGTTGTAGGTCAGGCAGATTTCCAATGAGCCCTCCCTTTCCAATACCTGTTGGCTTTTTCTCGTCAACCGGCGGCGGAGGCGGCGGAGGCGGCATTGTCACAGGAAACCTTGAACTACACCTCGACGCAGCCGACGCTGCTTCATACGGTGGATCTGGAACAACATGGTCAGATTTGACCAGCAATAATTATGATTTTACACTCACAGGATCTCCAACTTATACTGCCAGTCCCGGCTATTTTAACTTTCCTTCAAGTGGGGTAAGAGCTACAAACTCTGATACAATTAGCATAACCACTGGCACCGCTGAATTTTGGATTCGTGTAAACAACGACGGTCTTACGGGCGGTCGTATATTTATGGGCTGCGACCTTCCCGGCGCCGGACAAGGTCACTGGTTCGGAACTGGACATTTTGCTGCCAGCCCCACCGATGAATCTATTGAGTTTAACCACAACTCGGGACCAACAATGGATTATCGTAACGGTCACGCAGACTTTGCCGATGGTGTATGGAGGCACGCTGTATCAGTTGTCGATGGTGTTGATAACAAGCTCTATATTGATGGAGCAGCAGTAACAACTTACTTTCGCATCGGCAACTCCACGTCAACATCAGGAAAATTGTGGAATACTAGTGTAACTTATCCAGCATTGATTGGAGGATATACTAACACGAGCTATACCTTTATTGGAGACGTAGCGGTAGTCAGATTTTACTCCGTTGGACTCAGCGCATCTGAAGTATTACAAAATTACAATAACGACAAAACAAGATTTGGTCACTAATTACTATTACTATTTCACTTATTTAAAGAAAAGCTAGAGGCATAAAAAATGAAGATTACAAAATCAAGACTTAAGACAATCATTCGAGAAGAGACAATCAAGTTTAAAGAGGGCAAGCAGTCCGAACTTGAGGCACTTCTTGAGTCCGCAGCAGAGACAGTAGGTTACGAGACATTATGCCGTCTTGTCGTTGAAGCTCTCGGTGTTGTAAAGGCAACAAGCATCCTTACAGAGGCAACACAAAGCTCCGAGGAATCTTGAGGAAAGGCTAAGAGTGTGAGATGGCCTCTCCTAAAACAAAACAAGAGATATTAAAAGAGATAGTAAGGTCGGGCAAAGATCCTTCTTATTTCTTGAATAACTATGCCAAGATCTCTCACCCAATCGAAGGAACAATACCCTTCAAGACCTACGATTACCAGTCCGATCTTTTAACCCGATTCAACGACGAACGATTCAGTGTCATACTAAAAGCCCGACAGCTTGGTATTTCTACTATCGTCGCTGGTTATGTTGCTTGGATGATGCTATTTCATCGTGACAAAAACGTAATCGTAATGGCAACAAAGTTTAGCACCGCAGCTAACCTTGTAAAGAAAGTTAAGAGCCTAGTAAAGAGTGTCCCCCGGTGGATGCAGATATCAACTATATCTATTGATAATAGAACCTCTTTTGAATTATCAAACGGCTCACAAATTAAAGCAACATCCACTTCAGCCGACGCAGGCCGGTCAGAAGCATTGTCTTTACTCGTCCTTGACGAGGCCGCTCATATCCAAGGGCTTGATGAATTATGGACAGGTCTTTATCCCACCCTATCAACTGGTGGTCGCTGCATTGCTCTTTCAACACCCAACGGCGTAGGCAACTGGTTTCACCAAACATACGTTGATGCATCCGAAGGAAACAACGATTTCAGCCCATCCAGGCTTCCTTGGGACGCCCACCCTGATAGAGACATTGAGTGGTTCAAGAAAGAGACAAAGAACATGTCTCAAAGACAGATCGCCCAGGAGCTAGAGTGCAACTTTAACATGTCCGGCGAGACAGTCGTCCATCCAGAGAACTTGACCACTATGGAATCTGTTGTTAGAGGTCCAAAGTATAAAACAGGCTTTGATAGAAACTTTTATATATGGGAAGATTATACTCCCGAAGCTTCTTATATGATGGTTGCCGACGTTGCCCGTGGCGACGGACGAGACTTTTCAGCATTTCATATTCTAAATGTTGAAACGATGACACAAGTGGCAGAATACCAGGGTAAAGTTGAGCCAGATATGTATGCTGACTTTTTATACGATGCAGGAAAACAATACGGCGGATGTATGCTCGTGGTAGAGAACAACAACATTGGATACTCTGTTTTAAGCAAGTTACAAGACCGAGGTTATCCAAATCTATACTTCTCAGCTAAAGGAACTCACGAATACCTAGACCCAGTCAATGCACAGTATACGTCTAAATCTGTTGCTGGCTTTACTACTTCGGCAAAGACTAGACCACTAATAGTATCAAAGTTAGAAGAATTCATCAGAAATCAACTACTTAATATTAATTCTACTAGATTACTCAATGAACTAAAAACTTTTGTATGGAATAACGGCAAACCAGAAGCCATGCAAGGATACAATGATGACCTTGTAATGTCGATGGCAATAGCTTGCTGGGTAAGAGACACCGCACTATCAAACACACACAGAGACGCAGAATACAGTAAGGCTATGTTAAACTCAATGAAATCATCGAAAAGAGAACTTAACACAAACATCAAAGGTATGGTAGGATATAATTCGAGTAGCCAAAAATACTCAAAAGAGATCGAACAGATGAGAGAGTTTTTTTGGCTTTATAAAGGATAGATAAATGGCTGATCAGAACAAAAACCCTAAAAACGCACAGTCGCCCTTGTTTAAAAGACTAACCAGATTATTTTCTGGACCCATTGTAAACTATAGGCAGCAGAACGTAAGGCGCAGCAAAAAGGGTTATATCGATAACTATGGAAGCCGGTTCGCCTCTGCCTCTGGACAGAAGTTCCAGAAGGCAAGCTATAGCCCATTTGACAATCTAAACACTCAATATATGTCTAACCAAGTCCGTGCCGAGCGTTATGCGGATTTTGAGCAGATGGAATACACACCAGAGATTGCTTCTTCATTGGACATTTATGCTGATGAGATGACAACCTCAAACAAGATTCAGCCACTTTTAACAATTGATTGTTCCAACGAGGAAATTAAGTCTGCTCTGTCTATACTTTATCATCAAGTATTGAATGTAGATTTTAATCTATTTGGATGGTCCCGCACAATGTGTAAGTATGGAGACTTTTTTCTTTATTTAGACATTGACGAAGAGTCTGGTATTAAGAGCGCCATTGGCCTTCCGGCTCAAGAGATTGAGAGAATGGAAGGTGAAGATCCAACAAATCCAAGCTATACACAATACCAGTGGAACACTGCCGCTATAACATTTGAAAACTGGCAGGTTGCTCATTTTAGAGTTCTAGGTCACGACAAATATGCCCCATATGGTTCTTCCGTTCTTGAACCAGTAAGAAGAATCTGGAGACAGTTAAACCTCGTAGAAGATGCGATGATGAGCTATAGGATCGTCAGAGCCCCTGAACGCAGAGTTTTTTATATTGACGTAGGAAACATCGCCCCTAACGATGTTGAGCAATATATGCAAAAGGTCATGACTCAAATGAAGCGCAACCAAGTAGTTGACGCTTCTACAGGCAGAGTAGACCTTCGTTATAATCCAATGAGTGTTGACGAGGATTACTTCCTCCCAGTTCGAGGGGAGTCTACAACAAGGATTGAAACTCTCCCCGGTGGAAATAACGCAACAAGCATTGATGATGTAAAGTATCTTCGTGATAAGTTGTTCTCTGGACTTAAGGTTCCACAATCATATCTTTCTCGTGGAGAAGGTGCCGACGAAGACAAAACAACCCTCGCCCAGAAGGACATTCGCTTTGCTAGAACAATCCAGAGACTTCAAAGATCAATTGTATCAGAGTTAGAAAAGATTGGTATTATTCACCTTTATACTCTAGGCTTCCGTGGAGAAGACCTTGTAGGTTTCAACCTAAGCCTGAACAACCCATCACAGATTGCAGAAATGCAACAGCTAGAACAACTTCGCACCAAGTTCGACGTCGCCGCAGGCGCAACCGAAGGGTACTTCTCACGGCGGTGGGTCGCCAAGAATATCTTCTCAATCTCTGACGAAGAGTTCCTACGCAATGAAAGAGAAATGTTCTATGATCGAAAACTTATTGCAACGCTTAATAAGATTGAAGAAGACATTACAGGCGGCGGCGAAGGAGGCATGGGAGATCTCGGCGGCGACCTTGGAGACGATCTCGGCGACGACCTTGGAGACGATCTCGGCGGTGAAGAGGAGACAATAGATCTAGTAGATGACGAAGATTCCGCTATCCTTTCTGCGCCAGCCAAGAGAGAACCATACACTACACCTGGCGCTAAAGGAAAGAAGTATACAAGAGTAACTTCAGACAAAAGACGCAACGGCGCAAGAAGAAGAAGCTATGCTGCTGCTGCCGGTCAACAGACCGCTAGTCCTACACCAAGAAACACCTTTAAAGGTTATCAAGATTTA